GTATGGAGAGAATCTGTGAGGAAGAGAGTCGAAGGACGTTCCAATGCTCCTGATAAACCCCCAGAAACATCTACACAATGACCTATTTCACTTCTGTTACATCAGAAAATGCACCTGCTAAACCCAGATTAAGATTGCACCTTTTCTGGGTGTGTTACCCCTATGAAAAGGGAAAGAACATGCGTTATTCAGGTTACTCAAAAGAAGAAGCTTTAAAACAAGCTAAACTTAATAACCCTGAAGCTTCAATACTTTGGAAAAAAGAACTATGACAACTACTTCTGTAACTCCTAAATACAAGATAAACGATCAGGTAAACAAGAAAAGAAACACAGGAGTATTTCTAAAAACGGAACCTGCTATCGGAACTGTTATCAAAGTTATAGAGAAACATAATAGGAGAAATAGGATCTGTTACTACTACGGCGTTAAATGGCCTGATGGTCGAAGTTCAGAACACGCACAACACATACTCGTTCCAGCTCCTTAAATAATGAATCAAACTTATTGTCCTTGCCCTAAGTGCAATCAACTTAGGACTAGAGTTGTATGCACTAAACGTGATAAAGAAGGAGTCACTATTAGACGTAGATGGTGTCCTGTTTGTGAACACCGTTGGTACTCAATACAATACCCAGAAGTTGCAATTGAAGACAGCGAAGTTAAATGGATAAAGACAGGATCTACTGCTAAATTCGTTCCTTCATAGATCAAGAACTTTCCTTAACCAATTCTTGAATGTAGGTTGTCTTACAGGATTTTCTAAGCAAGCTATTTTAGCTTTGCATTTTGCTATTTCAGTTAAACAATTAGCAATAAATTGCGATTGATGAAAGTGGTTTCTTTCTACTGCTTCGCAGTGTCTTATGAGTTGTTCTTTGGATGCTCCTTCTGTTAGCCAACGTATCTTTTTCTCTAGTTCTAATTCTTGTTCGACAGTAGGAGGTTCCATTAGTTGATCTAACAGAATGAATTGCTCATCCAAGTTCTCCATCTAATTCTTTTCTTTTAGCTGCTAACCCAGTGTATAAACCATGCATGGGATTGTCAGGTAGGTGACGACCATCAAGAACGTATAAACGCTCCATCTCCATCATTCTTTGCTTGTCTTCTTCTAGCCATTTTGGATCGTAGTTTGTCATTGCAATGTAGTAGTTGAACTAGGATATAACCTTGACTGAAGGAAATTTACAGCCTCGTCATCAAGTGTATTTGTAGTCTGTTTTGCTGCTGATCTCAATAGATCCAGTAACAATTTTTTACCTGTTTCGCTACGCAAAAAAGCGTAAAGAAGAGGTAGAAAAGGTTTAGTTAGTTTTCTCATAATTAGACTTACTCTTCACAATATTATATATAACAGCTACATTTGGCTTGGATCCCCATCCAGCAAAGCCTCCTTCTCTTCATAAGGAGGTTTTGTTTTTTATGCCACTCATTAAGTTAGCAGGATTATGGAGCCAAAAACGATTGTATGTTTTTGTTCACACTGCCTTGAAAGAAGGAGGCAAATTGAGAGAGCTTACCTATTGAACAACAAAAAAGAACTGGCTAAAGTTAAATAGCAATTTATAAGGAGGCTGCAAGCTTAATTATTAAACAGCGCAGTGGGATGCGATTGTTAGTCAGAACCCCTTAGTTTCTTAGAGGACGCTAAGGGGTTTTGCTACTCTTATCTCTCTTGTGATAAACCTCTACGTCAGATTCACATTTAGGACAAGTAAGAAAGCTTACATAATCGAACTCAGCAAGCTCACAGGTTGAATCACTCATCCAACTAAGTTCAGCTTTACAGTGCCAACAGTTCACTTTTTCTTCTCCCAGTATTCAACCAAGGTCTGTAACTCTTTAATCCTGGCCTTGGCTCTAGCTATCTGTTCCTCCATCCGTTTGGATCCCTCTTAGATACTTCTAATCTAGCAATGTCCTTCTCTACAGCATTTAAACGATGGAATATTTCACGAAAGTTACCTTGATTGCGATTGGAACGGTTTGCTAAGACCATTAACGCTCCAGAGATAGCTGCCCCTATCAAGGCTGCGAGTAGTTCTTGAGGCATTTCTATCCTTTTGGAGTAATCTTAGAATATTGTTGTTATTTTTTCATGCCTGAGAAGCAATCAAACGAACCAAAAAAGAGGAACCCTCTTCAAAAATTTAAGGATGGTTTGGATGACACCACGACTACACTCATAAAAATTATTGTTCTTGGGTGGTCGGGTGCAATATTAACTTTAAATTACGTTTCCATCCCAGGAATACCCCAACAAAAAATAGATCCAACATTCATAGCTTCAGTGTTTACAGGAGTTTTGGCTTCCTTTAATATTTCAACCACTTCTAAAAAAGGCGATGGAACTTATAAAGTAGATGAAGATAAAAGTAAAACAATAGGAGGAGCAAATTATCAAACAATTAGAGTAGAAACACCAATCAAACTTGTACCAATGGAGCCTAAGATAGATCCCATTACAGGAAAAACAGTCGATCCACAATCAGGCAAGCTCACATGAAGAAGTTTTTAATCTTGCTTTTACTAGCGAGTCCAGTGCAAGCAGACATGCGGCACTCCATAACCACATCAGCAAAAGTTACCTTGGATGCTGCCTATAGTTCCGCAAATCGTATTGGAACAACTTACAGCGTTACAGGCAATAATGTGACTCCTAGTACTACCGTTTCAGGCACTACCACCTCTGGTGCTATCGGAGGATTGACGGCTGATAGTGTCACTTCAGGAGTCCCTGCGATTGTGGACACGGATTTCGCTATAACCACTGCTGGATCTGCCTATTCGATGACGGAAAGTTTAACTGTCGGAGATGCAGTTCAGAGTGCAACTACTGTTACAGGTGGCGTTGTCCCTGCATTGCCTTCTCTTGGTTCAACAGTTACAGGAAGCGGTGGCGTTTCAGGTGGGACGATAACTTCTCTTAGCTCTGGGGTTCATACTTGCGGAGGCACAATGGGCGCAGGTTCTAGCTGCACGGCACAAACCATAGTTGAATCGGTGGTGGACTAATGCACGTTCCACTAATTGCTTGTTTTATCGCCGTCATTATTGTTTTTACATTCAACTTCCTGATGTGGAAACACTATATGGATATACATAAATGAAGCGTTATCTGCCTCTATTATTGTTATTAAATACCACTGAAATCTTAGCTGTGCCAGTGGTTCCTAACTTTTCTAGCGGGTCCATGTCAGCCGTCACACGTACCACTCAAAACATTACGGAGTCGATAGTTTCGACAGATTATAATACTGGTCATTCTCTATCTATAACAGGGACAAATTTAGACATAGATGGATCAACACTGTTACCTGACCCTACAACTGTTACCCAAACTGTAAATGGAACGACTTACCAATGGACTGGAGCCGATCTAACAACAATGCCCAATGTGACAATCCGAGAAGCAGGAGCAGCCTTCCAAGCAAATTTCCATTATGTCTCACCTGGGCTTTCAAATATAACCAACATAACTCGCACAACTCAGGTAGAAAGCGTTACAGAAACTACCTCTACATTCTCTCAATAATATTCGCACTTAACCCGTTAAAAGTATTAGCAAATACCTCCCAAACCGCA